CTCTATATAAGTCAAAGGGTACTCTTTATGGTATCCAACAATTCTTTAGAACATTTTATGGTATTAATCCAGATGTGTCCTATACAAAGGATCAACGATTTATCGTAGGTGAGGAGACATCACGTATTGGTCCGGAATCTATACGATTCCTAACTGACGACAAGCTATATCAAGTTTTTGCATTGCTGATTAAAGCTGAGCTACCTATCGCGCAATGGCGGGAAGCCTATAAGTTATTTGTTCATCCAGCAGGTATGTACATTGGTGGTGAAGTTCTGATTGAGGCAATTGTTGGTGATGTAATTCCAGCACTTATGCCAGATGCGGATCGCAGAGGCATCGTCGACCCAGTCGTTGAACCAGTAGCCACTTTCACTACAATACAAGGCTTTACTGATATTACTGGTATAGTCGATTCCGATGGTGTTCAAGCAACTCGTAGAGATGCTGGTCGAGGTCAATACGGTAAATTCCGCATCGATCTTACCAACACTATTGAAGCAATGCAAGATCTTACTATTGATCAAATTATGCAATCATACTCATCCCTCGAACAACTTGGTGATGCTTCATCTCCAACATTCGATGCTGACTCTAGTGGTGATAAGGTTGCAAGAGTTGACCAAGATGCAATTACATTGGATACATTTGATCAAGTTAAATACCCTTGGTATGATTCAGATTCAGCGTAAAAACTCTTATAAATATTACCAACTGTAAGAAGAGATTCCGTAATGGCCAGACAGAATATTAATAAAGGCACATCAGCTAATGATGGTACAGGTGACACCCTTCGAGGTGCCGCTGGTAAAATCAATGATAACTTCATAGAGTTGTATACTATCCTAGGTGGTGATAGTGCACAGGTTACTCAGAAGGTTTCATTGGTTGACAGTGGTGTTCAATTTAATGGGTTAACATACAATACTGTTTTAGGTTGGGTCGAAGGGTCCGCAAAGGTATCAATCCAACTGCCAGATTCGAGTGGTGTAATTACTCTTAACGATGCTACACAAACACTTACTAATAAGACATTTACATCTGCTACATTAACCACACCTCAGATTAACGACACATCAGCTGATCATCAATATGTGTTTGCTGCAAGTGAGCTAGCAGCAGACAGAACGGTCACTTTACCTTTACTTACAAGCGATGATGAATTTGTATTTAAATCACACACCCAGACTCTAGAGAATAAGATTCTTGATAGTGCTCAATTGAATAACCCATCTATTGTGGGACACATTCTTGATGTAAACCAAGCAGACCTAGTTCAATTTAATGCAACGGCTAGCGCTGTTAATCATATTAAGATTACTAACGCTGCTACAAGTGGCATCCCACAAATTTCTGCTCATAGTGAAACAGATTCAGATGTGGGTATTGGCTTATCATCAAAGAATAAGGGATTAATTCATTTCCAAACAGGTCTGAGATACGAAACATCTACTATCACAACTACCGCTCAACCTATTCGACTAGATAGACCCATGACAGTGTTTGATGCTGGTACTGCAATTACTGCTACATTAGCAGATGGATTGTTCTCTGGTCACTCTATTCATGTAGTTAATGAAGGTACAGCAAATGTTACTATCACACCAACTAACTTTGCTCCAGCTACATCATTCACGCTTCGCCAAGAAGGTATTACACAAGTTATCTGGTCAGGCGACAATTGGCATATCATGTCAGCAAAATTATTTGATTCGAGCGATGCAGCCGCTTTGATTTATGTCACAACATAAGAGATTAAAACATGCCAGCAATTATTACTGATAGATTCAAAAAAGAAGTGTTATCGTCAATGTCGAAAGACATTAATGATTCAGCTAATAGCTATTATGTTGCTATTGGCCAGCCGATCGATTGGAATGATAGTGATGTCGCTCCAACGCCATCAAACACTGCTAAAACAATCCGTGACGCACAATATAACATGATTTCAATTAAAAACGTCGAGGCGCATTCATTTGTTGTCCCTCGTTATAGTTGGGCTCTTGGTGGTATATATTCTGCTTATGATGATAGCATATCTGGCGTTCCCAGCAATAGTTATTATGTTATTACAGATGAAAACCAGGTATACATTTGTTTAGAGCAAGGTAAAAACGCTTCTGGTCAAGTTACGACTTCTACAGTCAAGCCATCAGGTACGCTAACAACTCCATTTGAAACAGCAGATGGGTATGTATGGAAGTTCTTATATTCTATTGGTGCTTTGAGAGCATCACAGTTCTTATCTGCAAACTACATGCCTGTAACAAAGTTCGACGCTTTTGACTCAGACGATCCTGCAGATCATGTTGAGCAGGTTGGTATTCAGAATGCTGCTATTAGTGGTCAGATTACTAGCTACAAAGTGGTGAATGGTGGTACTGGATACACTTCCGCTCCGACAGTTACTGTTGTTGGAGATGGCACGGAAGCAAAGGCTACTGCAACGATAAGTGGTGGTGCTGTAACAAAGGTCGAAGTTAAAGATTCTGATGGCAGCAAGGCTTATGGATCATTATATTCATACGCGCACGTCGAGATTTCTGGTGGTAGTGGCTCTGGTGCAAAAGTAAGAACAGTGATGGCTCCATATGCAGGCTTTGGTGCTGATCCTAGGGACGATCTTCGCTCAACTGGTATGATGTTTACTGCTAAACCAGCTGGTGATGAAGGGGATAACTGGGTCATAGGAAACGACTTTAGACAAGTTACTCTAATCAAGAATCCTAAAATTGCAGACTCCGATGCAGTTTATACTGGTAATGTTGGTAACGCTGCGAGACGGATGAAGTTTGATGTTATTACTTCTAGTTTCACAGCAGACAAAACAATGCTTGGTGCAACATCAAATGCTAAAGCTCATGTTGTAAAATCTGATTCGGATGAAGTTTGGTATATTCAAGATTCTGCTACCGAGTTCAGATCCTTTATTGAAGGTGAGGCAATTTCAGAAACTGATGGTAATGGCGCAGGTATTTTAGATTCCGCAGGCGTTGATGCTAATAGCTTGACTTACGTTAAAGGCGACATTGATTATAACTCAGGTGATATTCTGTTTATAGATAATAGAGCGGCTGTAGCAAGGTCAGCAGATCAAACCGAAGATATTAAAATAATTATCCAACTCTAGTGGAAACCCTAATATGGTAAAAGCGTATACATCAGAAATCCTGTCCTCCACATATAAGGATGACTTTAAGGATAGTGATAACTATCATAGAATTCTATTCAATAGTGGTCGCGCTCTTCAAGCTCGTGAACTTACTCAGATGCAAACTATCATCCAAGAGGAGATAGGAAGAGTAGGTCGTCACCTCTTTAAGGAAGGTGCGGCCATAAATCCTGGTGGCGTGACAGTAAACAATGAATATGAATTTATAAAACTTGATACAGCTGTTAATCAACTTCCATCAAATCCTGATGACTTGCTTGGTGTAATTCTCACATCAGATCAGTCTATATCATTCCAAATTCTTCAAGTTGTACCTGCAGAGAATGCAGATCCAGCAACATTGTATGTTCGCTATACAAACACTTCCGCAGGGACTCCTGGTGCAGAACCAGTAAGAGTCGCATCCAGCGCCACACTAACAGGTACTAAAGTAACTGTAGATGGTAACGTATCTTATACGCTTTCCGTTCAGTCTGTTAACACATCGTCAAACCGTGCAGTGGGACAGGGTTGTCAGGTATCCATACATGCTGGTGACTTCTTCACACAAGGTCATTTTGTATTTGCTGAACAGCAAAAGAAAATCATTGCAAAATATACTACAACTCCAACAAAGAGTGTTGGTTTCAAAGTCCTGCAGGATATTGTAACAGTAGCCGACAACACAGCTCTTTATGATAACCAAGGTGCGACACCCAATGTTTCGTCTCCTGGTGCAGATCGCTATAGAATTAGACTTGTCATTGCTACAAGTGATGAAATTGACTCGGATGAAAACTACTTTGAATTAGCAAAGATTACCAGAGGTCAGATTTCATCTCAGGTTGAGACAATCACAAGCTATAACGAAATCAATAATGTTCTTGCTCTCCGTACAAGAGAAGAATCTGGTGATTACATCGTTAAGCCATTTGAGCTTACTTTTGACACCAACGATTCTGATAATACGAAGCTAGACTATATCATCAGTTCTGGTACAGCATATGTAAATGGTCATAGAGCTGGAACCAAAGGTGATTCGATCATCTCTGTTCCAAAGCCTCGTACGACCGTTGCTATTAATAATGAAGTAGTGTCTGCTAGCTATGGCAACTACATAGTTGTTGATGGTAAAGGTGGGCAAAAAGGTATTCCTAATATCGACACCTTCCAAGAAATGAATCTTCGTTCAGCTGTAGATCACGGCGGCTCAACAATTGGGACAGCTCGTGTTCGTGCAGTGGAAGAAGAAGGTGCTGATTTTAGATTATATCTGTTCAAGATTGAAATGAATTCTGGACAGAACTTTGCGGATGTTAAATCCATTGGTGATAGCGCCACAGATTACTGGAACCTTGTACTTGAGAACACCAAAGCAGTATTAAAAGATGCGGCTAACAATTCACTATTATTTGATTTGCCAAGTAACAGACCCCAGTCACTATCGGACATATCTTTAACTGTTCAAAGACGGTTTTCTACACAAACCAACGTAAGTGGTAGTGCGACGATCTCATTAACGTCATCTGGCGAAGTCTTTGCTGATACTAACTTGTGGGTGATGGGCGGAGCTGATTCCGATGTAGACACAAATGCAACTGTTGCAGGGTCTGGTACACAATCAGCTACAATTTCAGGAGCTGCGGTTTCAAAGAACCCATTTGAAGTTCTCGCATATGTCAATAAGTCTGCGGGTAGCATAAGAACCAAAACTTTGGTGGAAACAACTGCTACTCTAACACCAGATAGCGATGGCAACTGCACTTTAACACATCCAGATATTTTCAACTTTATAGCAATCAAAGATACCGATAGTGATGGTGATGACATTTCGTCTGTTTATGAGACTGACAATGGTCAGAGAGATGCATACTACGATCTTGGTAAAATAAACCTGCGGGCTGGTAATACTGCTCCAAGCACAGTATTTGTTCGCTACAAACACTTTAACCATGGTGCTGGTGGGGACTTCTTTGCAGTTAACTCATACACTGGACAAGTTGCTTACGAAGACATTCCTAGCTTCACAAAAGCTGATGGTTCAAAAGTTAATCTTCGCAACGTACTGGACTTCCGTCCAGTTGTTAGCTCCTCCGGTGACTTTGCATCAGGATCAAAGATCAATGAGCTACCACGTCCAACAGATCTAATCACTTTTGATGCAAACTATTATCAAGGTCAAGCAGCGAAGGTAAGTATCGACACAATTGGGCAGATAAAAGTCACAAGAGGTGATGCGGCTATCGAGCCTAAGCTACCCAAAACGCCAGAGAATGCTATTGATCTATTCCACGTCATTATGAATCCTTATGTGGTTGATGATAACGACATTCAAAGTAAGCAGCTTTCTTACAAGCGGTTTACAATGGCTGACATCGGCAAGTTGGAAAATAGACTATCTCGCCTAGAGGAAACAACTGCTCTATCATTGCTAGAGCTAGAAACATCACAGTTTGATGTATTTGATTCAGCTGGTCTGAGCAGAAACAAATCAGGATTCTTTGTTGATAACTTCAGAGACCAATTTAGAGCAGATGTTGCAAACTTCGATTATAGAGCTTCCATCGATCCAATAAGCAATGAGATGCGCCCATCATTTACAAACAGAAATGTGGGCTTGTTCTACGATAGTGATCATTCTGAGAATTTAAATGTTGTTCGCAAAGGTGACAACTTATATCTGAGATATGATGAAATCAGCTACATGAAGAACGATTATGTTACTGGGACAGAAAATGTTAACCCATTTGCTGTTGTAACTAAACGTGGCTTTATGGAATTGTCTCCATCATTTGATGAATGGTTTGAAACAGAATTCACTGAGCCAATTATTGTGGATGGTGGTTTTGTCCAAGGTAATGTTAACGGTCAAATCTGGAATGATTGGAGCTTTAACTGGTCTGGCGTCGAGTCATTAGATGTGGGCCAACAGTTGGGTGATACTAATATAGGTACCCAGGTACAACGTGGAGCAACATTTAGATCTGGTGATAACAATGTCACACCTCGATTTAGAACCAACGAGAGTGTCAATGTTGCAGGTGTACGCACAGTCAATACATTCAATGATGAACAAGGCGTTGAGGTATCTCGTACATTTATTCCATTCATGCGCACGAGAAAGATATTCTTCCGTGCCCAAGGTCTGAAACCTAACACGCGGCACTATCCATTCTTTGCAAACAAAGATGTGTCTAGCTGGGTTAAGCAAGAGACGTTCCAACGAATTTCTACTCTTGACTCTGATTACTCAACAGGGTACAATACGCTAACTCAACATCCTAACACTCCAACAGCATCACTAATTTCAGATGGGGATGGTAAGATTGAAGGTTCCTTCTTCCTACCACAAACTAATAATATTAAGTTTAAGTCTGGTGATAGAACATTTAACTTACTCGATATCTCATCAAACAATGAAGAGTTTTGTACATCTATTGCAGCTGAGAAGTATTACTCACAAGGTATTACTATTCACAGGCAGCAAACGGTATTGTCCACTCGTGTTGTTGATCTTGATGTTACGCAAACAACAATTCCATTGGCTCCAACTGTCGAGGCAAGACGTCGTGGCAAGGATCCACTAGCTCAAACATTCTTGATAGAAGATCTAGAAGGTGTGTTCATCACATCCATTAAAGTTAGATTCAAATCCAAACCAACTTCCGGTGCAGCTCCAGTTGTAGCACAGCTAAGACCTGTTGTCAACGGTATTCCTTCAGCAGACACATTTGTACCAGGATCAACAGTGTTCAAAGCACCAAGTGCAATTACAACATCTGATGATGGTACATCTTTGACAACATTCAAATTTGATGAGCCAGTATACTTGACTGGTAATGAAGAATATGCTATAGTTCTTCTATCAGATTCAAATGATTATGAAGTGTATGTTGCAGAAGCAGGAGCGTTCTTGCTAGGTTCTACTGAGCGTAAGCTACAGAGCCAAGCAACATTGGGATCATTGTTTAAATCGCAAAACGGTCGTACATGGGAACCTGATCAAACAAAAGACTTAACTTTTGAATTGATGAGAGCTCAGTTTGATTCTACTGGTACAATGATTCTTGAGAATAAGAGTCCTAATGCTGTTAACGTAACAAATGCAATTACAACAACAGACACCTCAGCTACAATTCGCATTGCACTTAAAGATCATGGTTTCGTTGTTGGCGATAGTGTTACGATTAAAGACGCAGCAGCTGTTGGTGGAATTGCTGCTAATAACATCAATGGTGTTCAGACCGTCACAGCGATCGATGGAGACAACTTTGAGTTGGTTGCGGGTGGAACTGCTACGGCGACAACAACTGGTGGTGCATCATTCACTATACAGCGTCAGAACATGTTTGAAACGATGATGATCAAAGCAGATAACATTCTACCTCCCACTACTACTATTGATGTAAGTGGTAAGCTAACTTCTGGTAAATCGTTGGCTGGTGCTGAGACTGCATATCAGAAAGACACATCTTACACTGCATTCCCAATCAACAGAAACATTTACTTCTCAGTACCTAAGTTGCTTGCTACTGAAAAGAATGCAAATGATAATATTGGTGCAGGGTCTAAGAGTACTACATTTAAGTTTGCCATGGCGAGTGTATCGAATAAAGTATCACCTGTTATCGATCTGCAGAAAGTATCTGTTGCAACAATTCATAATAGAATTGACCAACAAGTTGCATCTGGTTCAAGTGGTAACATTCCACTAACTTATGCTGCGGAAACAAATGCACGTGGTGGCACATCTCTTGGTAAGCACTTAACATTCCCCGTAACTCTTGACTCAAAAGCTAAGGGTCTAAAGATTATGTTAAGCGCGAACAAACCATCAGTATGTAGCTTTGATGTCTATTACAGAACAAATTCTGCAACTCAATTGCGTGATACTGCTTGGACATTGATTGCACCAGAATTGGCAATGCCATCTGATGATAATCCAGTAGTGTTTAGAGACTACAGATTTCTTCCTGGAGGTATTGGTGGCAGCTTAGACGACTTCGATCAATTCCAAGTTAAAATCGTAATGAAGTCTACCAACAGCGCAAAAGTACCGCGGTTTGGAGATCTAAGAATTATTGCATTGTCGGTGTAACATGAAGACAGTAAAAGTAGAAGGTTATGGTGATCTTGTCCGCGATAAGAATTCGGGCGCTATAATTAGTATAAATAGAAGTGAGGTTCAGCAGGCCAGGGAGCGTAAAGCTCGCTGGAAGGCTGATCAAGCCGCACAACATGAATTGAGGTCGGACGTTGATAGACTGAAGAATGATATAAGTGATATTAAAAATTTGCTGACCCAACTAGTAGAGAAATAATCGATGCCAAAACAAGTTGTTAATATATCGGATTCGATAAAACTGTTTCAGGAGAAGTTTAACTCCCTGTCGACTGATCTTGGCTGGAGAGGCAATCTAACAACAACTGTTGACTCTGATGTTATTGGAGCAATCAATGAGTTAGATTCTGATATTGGAGCACGGCCTCACACTACTCTTACAACAACATCTAAAAATCTCACTGGTGCTGTAAACGAATTAGACAGCGACGTAGATGCTCTTCTCGCAAGAACTGATCTTGGAACAGCCTTCAATGCTGGCTTCAGTGCTAGCACTATTATGACTGCTTTGAATGAAGTGAAGATTCAAGCTGATCTTCTTGATTCAGAAGATGCTGGAGGTAAGCTAGGACAGCTATCTCTTCTCGATACACCAAGAGATAGTGATATTGTTGCTGCTATAAATAGTGTATATGCTTTAGTGGACTCTTCACTGGACTTCACATCACACTTCACAGCTGGTGCTGGAGTTACTTTCACAGCTGGTGAGATTTCTATTTCTTCTGATGCAATAACATATGATCTAATTCAGAATGTGTCAGCTACAGATAGAATCTTAGGTAGAGATACAGCTGGGGCCGGTGATGTTGAAGAACTTACACCAGCCGCGGTTCGAACTATGCTAAATATAGCAGATGGTTCAAATAACTATTCGCACCCCAACCATACGGGAGATGTTACATCTGCCGGTGACGGTGCTACAACAATTTCAGCTGATGCTGTTACGTATGCCAAGATGCAAAATCTGGGCACAGCGAACAGAGTTCTGGGTGGTACATCTGCTGGTGGTGCAATTGCCGAAGTGCAAGTGTCTCAGGACATGATTGCAGATGACGCAGTTGGTTCAGCACAATTAGAAAGTGTTGTTTCGTTAATAATTTATAACTCAGCTGGTACAGCTGTAAAAACCCTATATGGCGCAGGATCTTAACAATGACAGTAAGAACACCATTAAAACTGAACGGAACCAATCTGCAAGAAATGACCTCGGCAGAAATTGATAGCATTAAGAATCAGGCAAGATATCTGTATGGTACTGATCCTTCTGTAGATCTTTCTCAAGTAGCTTCTGGTGGATCTTTAGGCACGATCAGTGATACCAGACAGCAAGCTGGTGCATACTCAACAAGCACTACAGCATTCCCTTCAGAGGCGACAACAGCTGAACCATCTACTGTTACAGTTAACTATGCTAGAATTAACGAAGCTGTAGAGGACACAACAGAGAGTGCCGACACCAACAATAGAGGATTTCCTCTATATCAATCTGGTGGTAACCTCTATGCTATGACTCGTACAGACTTCTATGATACGTTTGTGTATCCTGCAATTGATACTCTAGCAGACGGTACTGATCAGCCTGGTACATATCGCATTCACACAGCCACAACTTTGTCTGGTCACACACTTGTTAGCGGCACTCCTGTATTCACAGATACAAGAGCTGATACAGCTGCGTACTCAGCAGCTGGGATACCAGAAGCCTTGGATCAGCCAACTACTATCACCAACTACTATTTGTTCAGAACAAATTCTGGTTCAGCGGTAAGTTACACAGCCCCTGCTTATCTTCGGACTGATAGTAACGTGCAAATACACACCACAACTAGTTTCGATGCAATTCTAAAAAATAGTATTAGACACGTTGCAGCTGAAGTTGCTGGTTCTAGAATTAGATACAATATTAACGGTACTGGTATGGCCAACACCAAACTAAATGGAGATGGCAATTATCAAACACTTTACGTTGGCCTTGATGACTATCGCGCACAAGAATTCCCAAATGGTTCTGCAGTTACACAAAACACATACTACTTGAGAATCAACCAAACATAAAATAGTGTGGCGGGCATTGCCCGCCTTACTATATACTTTGAGTGTAATTATATTATAAGGTTTATACAATGTTTGATAATACCAATATCGTAGACGTACGTTTTACCAATGCTGCCAATGATACCATATCGGTTGTGTATCGTGATAATGATACGAATGAGAATGTAGAGACCTACGTTCAAGTAAATGAAGCTGACGCTACATACAAAGCGTTAGTTGCAGCTGGATACTCTCGAGAGGTTATCATTGAGAGAACAATTGAAGCTAAAAAAGTACATATGCGCAACGTATATAATGTTTTTAGAATACAGCATGAAGGTGAATATCATCAAGTGATTGCCGATCTTGAACGAGAAAAGCAAGAAAAGCTTGAAGAAATCAGAGAACAAATTAGTAGAGTAAGTGAAACTCTCAGTAAGAAGAAACAACAGTTTCTCATTGCAGTGGCAGCAATTGAAGCGCTGAAGAAAGATAATCATATAAAAGATATGCCATGAAGTTATATAGTGAAAGCTATGATAACCGTAGACTCATAGCTTGGGTTGATTTATCTACATACTGTAATGCTGGATGTCCTCAGTGTCACAGAACCTCCTCAAATGGTAATAACGTAGACTGGCTCCCATT